CCAACCAGCATCCGACCTTCGGCTTCATCCTGTCCCATAACTTCGAGTGGGTACTGCTGCGTGTTGTTGAACAGCCGCATCGAGCGCATGGTGATCACGTCATCAGGCAGAGCGTAGTCTTCCGTGTAGATGCGCCACTTGAAGCCCTGTGCTCCGCTAGGAGTGCTCCCGTGCGTCTCGATGTCGAACGGACGTACTAGCGTCAGCTTGTACCTGTCGTCTGAACTGTCGTACCAAATGGTGCGGATTTGGTTGCGAACCTTATGCGTCCCCGTCTCAATCTCGATAGTGCGGCCATCCCACGAGCGGTCGGTCTTCCACGTTGTCGTGTAGAGCCCATCCGAGTCGGCGTCAGCCGCTGTCTTTGTGTACGTCGTCTTAAAGGACCATGGGTCGTTTTCTGCGGGGTCGAGGGCGTTGGTACCCAGCACTTCAATCAGGTCGCTCGCTGACGCTGACTTCACGTCAGGCTCGGTCGTAGCCCGTAGGGTGTCCTCGAAGAACAGGTAGGGTGCTTCGCGTGCAATTTGGTTGTACGCACGGTTGATGAAGCCAGTGACGCGCTTCGTCGCTTCAGGTGACTGGTCCGGCGACCAATCCGCTTGAGCAAACATAGCTTCGCGAATCTCTGCCAAGTTCATCTATCACCCCCGGCAGTCGATAAACGCCAGCCCTGTCGCATTTGCCGCAATGTTCTGCACGGCCAAAGCCATGATGCAGCCGGGAGCAACATTGCCCGCTGCAAACTTGATGATTGACCCGGCTTCAACACCACCAGGGGTCAGGCCCTCACTGTCCGAGACAGTGGCGCCCGAGCCCACCTGGATGGTGCCTAGACCGCGTCGCAGCACGTACCCATACGAGCCCGCAGGGATGGCGTGCTGGGCAACCCCGACGCAGCGTATCGACTGCACCAGGGCACCAGCGGACGACAACACCACCTTGTAGTCAGTCGAGGTGGTGTTGCGCATGACAACGTCACCAGCCGCAAGTGCGTTCGAGTCCTCATTGAGAACATACACCCAGGTCTGTGGTCCCCTGCTTGTGGATGCAACCTCAAGCGTGGTACCCAGATTAGCCTCGGCGTTGGTCGAAACACTCGTGGTGGTGACAGCCATCAGATCAACCCAGACAGTTGATGTGTGCCGTGAACAAAGAACCGCCACTAGCCGCCGCATTTTCAAGCCCAAGGCCGAAGATAGCCTTGTGCTCTGCTGCGTTGCTGTTGACGTACTTGTGGGCACGCCCGGTGCTGCTTGTCACTGCGACAACCAGAGGCTCATTTACCTGGTCTGCTCCCGCATCACTGGCCTGGACTTCTCCATTGCCGTAAGACAGGACAAAGCCAAACTCACCTGCGGGAATAGCCGTCTGGGCCACACCAATCAGGCGCATGTTCGCAATGTTTGCCGTTGCTGGGTTGGCCACGTAGGTCTCGGAGCCGCCCTTTCGCATAGCGACTTCGCCAACTTCAAGAGCGTTCTCGGCCTGCACATACGTGAAAACCTGCAATCCCTTGTTGCCGTTAGGCGCCGTGAGCTTGAAGCCCAAAGGGCACTGCTGTGTGGCGGTAACGGTAGTGGCACTAATGCCCGCTGCTGTAAATCCCATGATGGCCTCCTACGGCGTGGCTGCGCCGGTGACGGCGAAGTTGGCCCGACGCTGGGTCGTGTGCATACCCATCATCAGAACGATTTCGTAACGGTAGAGATCCTGGTCCGGGATACGGAACGGACCGCGAACGGCGAAGTCACCCTTCGTCTCCTTCGAGGCGTCATGCCCCAAGGTGAAGGAGTGCCACGTCGGGGTCTTGAACCCGTAGATGACACCGTCCCGCGCGGCAAGCGTCGAGAACCCACCTGCGGCACCACCGGCAGTCTTCGAGATGTCGATGGCGTCATCGAGGAAGAAGTCCGCGTTGAGGAACTTCACACCCTGACGGACCTGGCCGGGAGCCTTGTCGCCCTCAACCTTGGTGACGCGCACCTGGTCATCGAGGTCCTCGATGTAGTTGAGGTAGGACTGCTCGTCGCCGATCATAAGGTCGACATCACCCATGGTCTTCCCTTCACGGGAAGCGGCGAAGTAAGCCTTACGCAGCTGCGAGCGGCCATTGACGGAGAAGGACGAGATGTCCTCGTACTGGTTGAACCAGCCGTCGATACCGCCAGTTGCACCACCCGCGAGAAGGTTGTGAACCGTCTTGCCCTGGGATGCAGGAGGTAGGAACTCGAAGAAGCCGTCGCGGGTCGCAGAACCATCAGGGCTGAAGGTTGCATCACCGTTAAGCGTGCAGAAGCCTCCGACGCCCGTGCCGTTACCGGTACCGAGCTGAGCAGCAATGCGCTCATGGAAGTCGGCCAGAGCCAGCTCTGGGTAGTGCTGGAGGATGCGGGCGAGGTCCATCTCGCCGTTGGCCTCGGCCAGGTCCTTGCCAGGCACGTCGAACGCGTAGATGAGGCGAGGTGCGATGACCTGGCCACGATGCGCCTTCTGGGAACGACCACCAGCGATGATCTCGGAACCGGTTGCCACCTGCGTGACAGTACCGGGACCACCCGTGACAACGGCGAACTCACGACGCGGCCCCTTGAGGCTCGCGCGGTCCATGTTGCCGCCTTCAAGTACCTTGTCGAGCAGCGGGTGCCACTTGACGAAGAGTTCGGAGTACGCGGGCATCAACTCATCGAGAGCAGTTGCCAGCACATCAGGAGAGATAGGCATTACCGCCCCCTCTTACGTGGGTTGAGCGCGAGACGCGCAGCTTGTGAACGAAGATCCCTGAACGACGTGGCTTCCACCGCTTCCGGTAGAGCCATTTGTTCACTCGACCGCGCCTGGGACGTAGCCCCAGCCGTGAGCGAAGCCCCAGGTCGCGGGGCTGAAGGGCTCTCCGCCCCTCCTGATAGGCGCAACGCGTATTCGTCAGGAACACCGTCCGCCTTTGCCTGCCGTGCTGAATTCAGCGCGGCAGCGGGGAGACGGGCCGCAGTGGCTGCCGTCTCCATTTCCCAACCTTCATCGAGAAGCGCCACGAACGTGGCCGCCAAGGTTTCGTTCTCGAAGAGGTCAGTGTTTTCAGACTTGAACCACTTGGCGTACTGGTCTGCTTCACGCTCGATCGTGGCTTCGACGTTGGACTGATAGTCCTTGTACGTCTTTTCCAAGTCACCGTACTTGGTCTCCCACTCGGAAGTCGCCTTCCCCTGGGCTTCCTCAATCTCTTTGAGCTTCGCAGCGTACTCGGCGACACGCGGATCCTCCTTGCCTTCAAGGAGTGAGTTGTACAACTCCTTCAAAGAGGTGGCGTCGTCCACCATCGAAGTGGCCTTGTCGTCGGCCCACTTCTGGTAGTAGCTCTGCATGGGCGTAGCCCAGCCGCGAATTTGCTCGGGGAGGTTATCGACCTCACCCTTCCAAGCGTCCCATCCAAACTCATCAGCAGATGGGAAAGCAGCGGGCTGCCCCGTCGTGGACGAATTTACTTCGGTATCAGATGCGCTACCCTCGGGAGCAGCCGCTGCTTCTGGTGCCGGTGCTGTATCTACAGCCGGCGCCTCGGCGGCAGGTGCCACCGTCTCTTCGGACTCCATCAAGCCTCCCTATCGTTAGCGTTTCGAGCAGCTTCAATGCGGAATACTGCCAGTTGCGCGCGGGGAGACTTGCCTTTCTCGAACACAGACTTGGAGTCGCCGTCATACTCGGCGTCGTCCTCATCGTCTTCGTCGTCTTCGTCGTAGTCTGATGCCATGATGAGGTCGTACCCGTGCTCTGACAAGACCTCGCGGAGTTGGTCTTCGGAGTCGGGGGGATCTTCTTTCAGGTCCCGTAGTAGTTCGTTCATCATTGGCATGAGATACTCTCTAGGACGTGTGTACTAGACGAAAACTTTATTGTCAATCTCGCCGCGCTCCTTGGCTCTCTCCACTTTACGTTTTTCCTTCTGCTGGGCCAGGTCACGGTAGCCCCGTCGCTTTGCCATGCGCTCGGCACGCTCGCGACAGTCATCGACGTGACTACGCCAGGATGTTGAGTCAGAACTCATCATGTCCCAGCCTGGGTTCTGCTTCTTGTACTCGCGTAGCTCTGACGCAGACTCGAACGAACGTCCGATTTGGTCCACCTTCAGGGGCTTCGAGGGCATTGGTCCCACGGTCATCACAGCACCAATGCGGATAGTGATGCTCGAATGGCAATCAGGGCAGACAGCATTGTCTACGTCCGCCAGTGGGATGTACATGTCCGTGTAGTAGCCGCAGCCGCCGTCACAGCGGAAGTCATACATAGGCATCAGGCGAGTCCATATTGGCGAAGAGTCATCAGAGCCGTCTCAAGGTCAAGCGGCTGAACAGGAGCCGTGGCTTGGCGGGGCCGCATCGAGTTGTAGCCTGATGAGGCTCCCTTCCGCCTGTTCATGTAGCGAGGCATGAGTTCGAGGTTGGCAATGTTGTTCGAGCCCCCTTGGGAGAGGGGGTCCTTGTGGTCAACCTCAATATCCGTAGGTAGTTCCATGCCTAGCGTTTTTTCCGCAGTGCGCCGTGCCTTGTTTCGTGCGGCCCGCATAGCAATCTGCTCGGGCTTGCCATGAAACTGGGCGTACTCGCGCTTGTAATTCCGGGGCTTCCCGTTCTTCAGCGCAGGGGCGGCCTTTGGTGCCTTTGGTCCTTTCATGACTTACTCCCAGGGTAACCCGGCCCACCCATGGGGGTAGTGGGCTTTGGTAGCTCAATGCCAGGAGGAAGCCCACCTGCCACGAGATTGT